TTCTCGCTTCGACAAGGTCAAAGACTTTGCGATTGCAAGAAGATTCAAAAGGTTTGCTCGTTGAAGCAGATCTTCCTGACACGACTGTTGGCCGTGACCTGTCCGTGTTGATGAAGCGTGGCGATGTTGACTCGATGTCGTTCGGCTTCTCGGTTCCGACTGGTGGAGACAAATGGTCGGATGACGGCATGAGCCGTGAACTGCGCCAAGTACGTTTGCATGAAGTGTCGGTTGTGACAGGCTTCCCTGCCTACACCGCAACTTCGGCTTCTGTTCGTTCACTAGATATTCTTGCCGAGCGCACAGGTGTTGACGTTGACAAACTCGCTGAAGCGATCACAGTCCTTGAAGCGGGTGGCACTCTGTCAGATGAGTCGGCTGATCTGTTGTCGGGTGCGGTCAGCAAACTTCGTGCCGAACCAGCCAAAGTTCCTTCGTCAGTGAACTTGATGGCCAAGCATCTTGAACTGTTGAAAAATATCTAGACTCTGATATAGACTCAGGTCTGCCGGTAAGCGTTCCGCTACGGCTAGAGATTGGTAAGCGTCCCGCTACGATCGGAAGACAACTTCCTGCGCACCACAACTTAACCAATCATGGAGAAATCATGAAACAATTTATTGAACAACAAATGGCTCAACGCGCTACAGCGTGGGAAGCCGCAAAGAAGATTCTTGATGTTGCAACCGCTGAGAAGCGTGACTTGTCAGCAGAAGAGACTCAGACATACGAGCGCATCAGCAAAGAACTTGATGAGCGCGCAGCAACAATCGAGAAGCTCCGCGCCGATGAGGCCCGTGAACTTCGTCTTGATGCAGCAACACGCGAGATCGCAGACCAGGTTCGTCCTGTCGCTGACGCTCCACGCGGTGTTCGTTCGGATGCAGAAGTTATCCGCTCAATGGCAAAGGGTGAACTTCGTTCACACTCGTTTGAAAAGCGTGACGTCGTAAAGACATCAGCAGGCGCACCAGTTCCGACATCGTTCTACGATCAGGTTTTGATGCTTGCTCGTCACGTTGGTCCGATGCTCTCAACTTCAACTGTGTTGAACACAGCATCAGGTGAGAACCTTCAGATTCCATCACTTTCTGCATACTCGACAGCGGCAATCACTGGCGAAGGCACAGCAATCTCAGAATCGGATCCGATCTTCAACTCGTTCATCACTTTGGGTGCATACAAGTTCTCATTCCTTGTACAGCTCTCAACAGAGTTAATCGAGGACAGCGGTGTTGACATCTTGTCATTCTTGGCAAGCGAAGTCGGCAACGAACTTGGATTCCGTGTCAACGCAGCGTTGACAACTGGAACAGGATCAGCACAACCGAAAGGTATCGTCGTTGCATCAGCTCTTGGTGTAACCGGCGCAACCGCAACTTCGGGTGCATTCACGGCAGACAACTTGATCTCGTTGGTCTACTCGGTAGACACAGCAGGTCGTCGTCTTCCAGGTTCAGGCTTCCAAATGAACTCAAAGTCAATCGGTCAGATGCGTTCTCTCAAAGACACAGCAGGCAACTATGTGTTCCAACCAGCATTGAACGCTGATGCAAACGACTTGCTTCTTGGATACCCAGTATTCGAGAACCCAGGTATGGCAGACACAGCAACAAGCGCGAAGTCGGTAATCTTCGGACACCTTCCTTCGTACTATGTTCGCCAAGTCGGCGGAATCAAGTTGGATCGAAGCGATGACTTTGCATTCAGCAGCGGGCTAGTGACTTTCCGAGCGACACTCAGGGTTGACGGGAATCTTCCTGTCACAAGCCACGTAAAGCATTTTATTGGTGGCGCATCCTGATAATCAGGAAGTAACACTGATAACAAGACATGACAGTCCGCAAGGACTGTGACTAGGATTAAGTCCACGGCCATTTCGTGCAGGGTTGGCCGTGGACTTTCTCTATATCTGCACTATTCTTAGGAGGATCATGTGGCAAACCGTAATCGTGAAGGGCGTCCCAGTGGAGATGCCAGGGTATTTAGCGGAGCGTTTGCTCCGAGCGGGCGTAGCGCACTCATTGGAAGTGTCCGACCAGCCAATCCCGACAGACTCAGAATCCTCTGGTATAGCAACGCACCTTGGGCAGCAACAGGATACGGTCAGCAAACCGCGCAAGTCATCCAAAGGCTCGCGAAAGAAAACCACCAAATAGCAATCCACGCAATGTACGGACTTGCGGGTTCGTCATCAACATGGAACGGATTCAAAATCTATCCACAAGGATTGGCTGCATACAGCGACGATGTACTTGTTGCACACACAACCGAATGGGCGAGTCAAGATCTATCAACACCGACTTTGATGATGACCTTATTTGATGTGTGGGTGTTGAAATCTGAATCATTGAAAGATTGGAAGAACATCGCGTCGTGGGTTCCGATCGATCATCAGCCAACGCCGCCAGATGTGTTGCAATGGTGTGCGCGTCCAAATGTGAGACCGATCGCGATGTCAAAGTTTGGTTCACGAATGTTGGATGTTGCAGGAGTTGAGCATCTGTATGTTCCTCACGCAATCGAATCTGTATTCCAACCAACCGAGTCCGTTGCTTTGCAAAGTGGTGGGAAGATGACTGGTCGAGAGTTCATGGGTTGGGAAGAAAACAGATTTGTTGTGTCAATGGTTGCGACGAACAAAGGTAATCAGCCTGCCCGTAAGGCGTGGGCTGAGAACATTCTTGCGTTCTCAATCTTTGCCAAAGATCATCCTGATGCGGTGCTGTATTTGTACACGGAACCTGATGGTGCGATGTCTGGTATCAGTTTGCCGACATTGATGGATGCGGTCGGCATATCGGCGGACAAGTACAAGGTCGTTGACCAGTACGCATATCGGCATGGTATTCCACAGAATGTGATGGCTGCGATGTACACGGCGTCCGATGTTCTTCTTGCTTGCAGTATGGGCGAAGGCTTCGGCATTCCTGTGATCGAGGCACAGGCTTGCGGGTGTCGAGTGATCGTGAGTAACTTCACGGCTCAACCTGAGCTGGTCGGTGATGGTTGGACGGTGGAGGGTCAGCCGTGGTGGGATGCGGCACAGAAGTCATGGTTCTTCACACCGTCTGTGCCTGACATCGTGAATGCCCTCAAGTCTGCCTATAACGCGCCTAGAGGGCCGTCTAAGGACGCGATCACCCATGCCCTAGGGTACGGAGCCGACAAGGTTTTCGAGGAGTATTGGAAGCCTGCGATGAAGGAGTTGTCTGCATGGTGCCGGTCATAGTCATACCTGTTCTCAACCGATACGACCTACTTGAACGCTGCATAGATTCGCTCGACTTCCCAGTCGACAAGATCATTGTCATCGACAACGGAGGCAAAATTGAAGAAGATTGTTTGATCATGCCACGCCACAGTCGGCACGGCAAGACATACATCTTGGACATGCCTAGCAACCTCGGCGTTGCGACTTCTTGGAATCTTGGCATCAAGATGACACCGTTCGCATCTGGTTGGATTCTCATGAACTCAGACGCCTGGTTCATGGCAAACAAACTTGAACAGTTCTGGGAGTCGTGCTATCCAAACGAGATTCATCTCACAGGTTCACCAGAGTGGGCTTGCGCATGGATCGGCTCCGATGTAGTCAAAGATGTCGGCCTGTTCTGCGAAGCGTTCCATCCTGCATACTTCGAAGACAACGACTATGAGCGTCGCGCTGTGCGTCTCGGCAAAACGATCCGCAAATCTCAAGACATCATCGTGCATGACAACTCATCAACACTTCTGTCCGATGTCTCATTCCAAGGCAAGAACTCGCAAACCTTCGCATCGAATCTGGAATTGTTCAAACTTCGCAACGCAAGACTTGACGCAGGTCAATGGGATCTGCAACGCCGCTTAGAACTGAGTTGGGATTGATGAAGCCGTATGTCATTTGGTCGCCTGACTACAGGCGTGTCTCTGGTGGGATTCGAGTCTTGTATTTGCTCGGCAAGTTGTTGCGAGATCGTGGGTTGCAAGCAGAGATGAAGATGACTCACGGTTCGTTTGTTGAGAATCCTTGGTCGGTGCCTGAATGCTTAGAGATTCCTGACAATGCCATCCATGTCTATCCAGAGATTGTTGAAGGTAATCCTTCGGGTTCAAGTCAAGTCGTGTGGTGGTTGCTTAATCATTCAAAGAAGGATGGGCTGCGGTTTGTTTGGCATCCAAGCATCAACAAAAGTCCTGTGTTGAATGTGCCTTATCTTGAACCTGACTTGTTCCATCCTGGTGATGGTGAGCGGTCTGGTGTGATGGTTTGGATTGGTAAAGGTCAGATGGGTCATGTGCCTGATGGTTCAAAATTGATCTCATCTAGTTGGCCGTCCACACGGCGAGAACTGGCTGAAGTGTTGCGGTCGGCTGAATATCTAATCTCATTCGATCCTTACACTGCGCTCGTGCATGAAGCAACTTTGTGCGGCTGTCCAGTTGTGATCATTGAGAACGAAGGCTGGGATCTGTCTCATCTGACTTCCGGACCGATGAAGATATTCGGTGCGGTGAATTGCGCGTCAAAACTTGACGAAGCCAAAGCCGAAGTCGGCAAGTCCTATCAGGCTTATCTAGATTACTTCCCGACAATGGCTGAGCAATTAGATGCGTTCATCGAACAGACGCAGATGTTGTGAAGTAAGATAGGAAGACCATGGCAATCGTCAACGGATATGCGACACGCAACCAAATCAAGGCTGCTCTTCGTATCGGCACAGCCGACACACAAGACGATGACCTAATTGACAACTGTGCCGGTGCGGCGTCACGGTTAATTGACGGCTATGCGAACAGACAGTTCTGGCAATACGGATCTGCGACGACGAGAGTGTTCACCGCAGCCGATTCATTCGTGTGCGAGATTGACGACATCGCTGGAACTGCACTCACACTCAAAACACAAACCAACGCGGACGGCAACTTCGATGTCACGTTCACACCAACCGACTACCAACTAGAACCAGTGAACGGAATCTTGGACGGACTCACCGTACCGTTCACACGCATCCGCGCAGTCGGCGACTATCTGTTCCCAACCTTGAACGCAAACTTTGGATCAGAAGCATTGGTGCAACTCACCGCGGTCTACGGTTGGCCATCGGTGCCTGAGCCGATCACACAAGCTGTGATCATCCAGGCGTCAAGAATCTTCAAGCGTTACGATTCACCGCTCGGCGTTGCCGGCTTCGGAGACTTGGGTGCGATACGAGTGACACGCGCACTCGACCCAGACGTCGCACAACTTGTCGAGCCATACCGCCGAATGCGAATGTTCGCATGACCGCAACAGTCACCGAACTCAAAACAGGACTCCAGACACGTCTTGCCACGATCCCAAATCTTCGCGCATTCGCACAGCAACCCGATCAGGTCAACCCGTCGCTCGGCGGTATCGCATGGCCGACACTCGAATCAATCACCTACCACGGTGCGATGCGAGCAGGCTTAGTCACACACGTCTTCACGGTCAGTGTGATCGTTGGTCGTGCAGCTGAACGCACAGCACAGAATCTGATGGACACCTATCTGTCCTATGACAGCGGGATTCGTGCAGCGATTGAAGCCGACACATCACTAGGCGGATATGCCCAGACACTGATCGTGGAAGAGGCATCAAACATCTCCACAGTCGATGCGAACGATACGACCTATCTCACAGTCGACTTTCGTGTCGTGGTGTACGCTTAGCCCATGGCAAAGTTCCAGGTGGTTCAAGGCTTCACGGTCTTAGACAAACAATATCCAGCCACTATTGATGGCGCAGATGTTGATCATCTAGACTCTCTACTGCAATCGGGTCGCATTGTTCCGGTAGCGGATAAATCAACCTCGAAAGCCGACACGGCAGGAGATCAATAATCATGGCAAAGTTAGTTCTCACAAACTCAAACGTAATTCTGAACGGCACCGATATCACATCAAGCGTTGCAGCAGTAACTCTGTCAACTTCGGCTGCCGAAGTACCAACAACAAACTTCGGTTCAGGTGGTGCAGTAACTCGCGTCTCAGGATTGATTGACAACTCGGTGACACTCTCGTTGCATAACGATTACAACGCCATCGACGGACTCATCATGCCATTGATCGGTTCGACCGCTGTCACGATGATTGTCAAACCAGCAGGCACAGCAGCAGCAGGAACCGCTTCACCCCACTATACATTCTCAGTACTTTGTACAGAATTTTCGCCCGTAAATGGCGCGGTGGGCGAGCTAAACACAGCGGACGTGACTTGGCCAATTAGCGGAACGATCACAAAAGCAACCGCATAGTTCTTAATAAAACAATCAGGAGGTAAGAATGAAAATCAATCTAGAAGTAATCGCGCTCGACGGCGTAGTCAATAAAGTGACTGCGCAGTTCGCAGACTTCATCGCCTTCGAAGGCGAGAAGAATCGTTCGGTTGCAAACTTCCAAACAGAACTACGCCTCACCGACCTTGCCTGGTTGGCGTGGCATGCAACGAAGCGCACGAAGAAGACCGCGATGAAGTTTGAAGAATGGATTGAGACAGTCGAGAGTGTGGAGGTTGGAACCGATTCTGCGGTGATCAACCCTTTGGAGAATCCTCAGCCCACTGGC